TAGCGTCAGCATGTTCATTGAAACTAAGTAATCGTTATCCGTTTTAGTCCATTTGATAAACATGTTCGATTGATGAAATTCTAATAAAGCATCTTTAAACGATTCATCAGCATCAGTAATTTTAAATACGATATTGCCGACACTTGCGATTGATAGATGCCCTTTTGCCATAATCGCTCTTATTGACTTATGACTAACAGGCGTTTCTTTGTCATACGACTGATAGCAAACTCTTGCGATTGTTTCAACAAGCTTGTGGTAATTCGGTGTACTGTAAATTAACTCGACCTTCATCCCTGCACATCCTTCCTTGCAATACTGTCCTCCACACTGAACTTTTCAGGGTAGCGTGTTTTTAATTTGTTAATGTTCATTTGCAATATTTCACTCATGTCGCAACCTAAGAAATTAACAGTTTGGTACAAACGAGCGATAACTTGTTTTAAATCACCCTCAACAATTAAATCTTTGTGGCGATGATAAATATATTTTTTAGCTTTCTCTGAAACGTTTTTCGCTGATGTGATTAAATCAACCATCATTTCGAATTCAGTGTCGAAAATACCTAAATGCTTTGCCCCTATATTTTCAAGTGGGATATTTAAAATGGCAGCTAACCCAACGGCATAATGCATAATATCACCGATTTCTTTTTCGCTTGCTTCGCAACTACTATCACGGTCTGCGAAAAGTTCGAATAATTCAACCGCTTCACCTAATAAACCAAGCGCATAGTTACCTAACATGTTTTCAAATTCAATATGATTCTGTGGTTCGCCGTTGAACGGCATTGTTCTTTTGCTCGTTTGCTGAAATTCTACTAAATTCATTATTTGTTTACCTCCAATAGTTCGGGATTTTCGTATATGTTACCGATGATTTCTACCTCATCGAAATAAATAAACAAATACTCTCCTGTGGATGTTCCAATGACATAAGCCGAATAAGACATTCTGATTACACCTACATCCCCTAAATATTCGTAACCTTTTTTTGCTTTGAGTCGTAAAATATCCCCTTCGTAAATCTCACGACCGTTTTTATCTTTTAATCCTGTGTATTGCATTAACACTGAATCATTTCGGTCCATGAAATATGGTGGTTGTGTATGTCTATCTTCGTCTTCCACATACCATAATTCGCCGTCATCGAAACCCATACGCTCTACAGTGTGCATTTCTTCTGTTTGTTTACACCAAATACGAAACTTAATTTCTCTCATTTAATTTCCCTCCATCCATCTCTTTTCAATACTTCTAAAATCGGTGAAAAACAAGGCACGACAACCTCAACCTGTGCTTCATCATCAATTAATTCAAATCTGCGTAATTGCAAATGATAATTCGGCGCTTTACGTTTTCGATTACGTTTCTTTCCTGGTGTCTGTACTGCGATGCCGTTTTTGTTGACTTGCATTAGATCACCTCGCGTTTTTTTAATAAGCAACAAAATAAAAATGCTCTTCATCATGCGCTTCGTTCAAAGTAGCTGGAGAAATCGGTAATTTCTCATTGCATTTATGACAGTGTACATATTCCTCTTTTTCTGTTGGATAACGTACACCCGTGTGACCACATCCACAACGATACGAGCATTTATAACCTAATTTGCCGTTTCCATAATCCTTCACGCCATCCACAACTAATGTATCGTTTTTAAGCTGTCTAGCGTTCGGTGTAACCTTTTCTACGTAAGTTTGGGATACGTCATATACATCTTCGAAACGTCCACCTTGTACGTAATGCATGACAGCTAAAAGAGTACGATCTACTTGTTTCTTTTCTGCGAATTCTAGTTTGATTTTTAGTCCTGGGATTTCAATCTCTAGATTCATCCCCTTCACTCTCCATTTCCTTCAAGCGTTCAATGTAAGTAATCGCCTTTTCTAAATCCTCAACGCCATTTTTACGGTCATGACGTATTACGTATTTCAGTACATTACCGACGCAAAACTCTTTAGCTGCTTGCTTACCACGTAGTAACTCAATCATTTTGATAACGTCCGTACCGTTTTGGTGGTAGTAATCGGGTTTTATTGCCATCCTCGTATCTCCTCCAATATCTCAAGCGCATCCTCTGCCGATCTAGCTACACCCACAATGGCACCGTTCGCTTTCATCGTGTCTAAAAAATGAATCTGTTCTTTTCGTAAGCGACCTTTTTCGTTCTTCACTTCGATAAAAAATATTTTTCCGTCTGATTTACGGAATCCGAATAAGTCACTGAAGCCTACAGGAAGTCCAGTATCGAAATAACGACCGTCCGCCATTCTTACTTTTCCTACATTGGCACGAAAGCAAATAGCGACCTTATTAAGTGCTAAACGGATTTGATTTTGTATATCTGCTTCTCTCATGATTTCACCTCAAAATAAAATTTGGACGGGTTAGTACGAGTTCAGAGCAATTTCCTATTAGGCTCTATACGTTTTATTTTTATATTTTCTTATTCTATTTCTTTATTTAACTAATCCAACTAATCCAAAATAAATATAAATATATAAATAAAGATAGTAATATCAAGGATTTGGAGTGCGGACTAGTTTTGCAGTCAACTAGTCCAAAATTAATCCTCAACCCGTCCATTTTTAATACTCCATTTTGAAAAACGGCTTTTCAGATTCTTTCCGAACGTCAATACCTCGGTAATATGTCCCATTTGAACGAAACTTCGGAAACCTTTTTCCCATCTCTCTACCAAATTTCGTACTGTTCATTAAATACTGTGCATTTTCCTGTGCCCAATATTTGTATGATTGATAGAGTGCCGATGCTTGTATGTTAGCGTGAGATGTAACTGTGCAGCACTCGTTAATAAATGCTTGCACCACGTCCATTTCCCCTCGATATTCTTCACGTTGATCTTTAATACATTGCGGCTCCTGTAGTCCGTCTTTCTGCCACAACAGATACCCTTCGACTGCCCAATGTAAGATAGCGTTGATTTCACCCTTTAATTTGTGCGTCAATTTCTTATCCACTTGATTTTCCGGAATTTGTACCGTAAACGGAATAATCGCTAAACGTCTCCAAATACCGTCGTCTGTCCCTCTGATGATTGGTTTGTGATTCGTTGCCATCCATAATTTAAACTGTGGAATAAATTCAAATTCGTTTTCGTGTAAGAAACGAGCGCTTACTTTATCGCCACCTGTTAACTGTTTGACTAACCCTTCATCGAATCGCATACCCTCACCAGGCTCTGTGGTTGTCACCAGCCGAGCGCCTGCTAGTTTAGCTATTTCCGGGTTCGCATTATTAGACTGTTGCTTCACCATAATCGCTTGGGGCTGAATATTTGTGGAATAGCTACCGAATAACTCATTGATGATGTCCAAAAATACCGATTTACCGTTTCGTCCTTTACCATGTAAAATGAACATCATTTGCTCTTCTGTGCTGCCGGATAATGAATAACCGACTGCCCGTTGAATATAGTTGATTAAGTCTGTATCGTTGTTAAATATTTGATTTAGGAAATCCTTCCACATCGAGCAGTCGGCTTTATCTGTGTATTCAACATTAGAAATCTTCGTGAAATACTTATCTTTATCGTGTTCATGTAGTTCGCCGGTTTTCAGATTCAAATAACCGTTTTGCACGTTAAATAAATTTGTATCTACATCAAATTCAGAAGGTTGAATATTGATTAAATGCTGACTTTCTTTAATCATGTTCGTTTTGCCATTATGATTACGTGTGGATTTAATATGCTTTTGAAAAGCTTTCTTAATTTCTTCTTCATCGCCGTTTTCAGGTATATAAATTTTTTCGCTTTTCATCTTTTCTATAACTTGATCTGCCATTTTTTTAATCATCCCCTGGTTATCGACTGTCCATATCTTGCCATCAAAAAAATACCAACATTTACGTGTGTAGTTATAGCGCAAAATCTCACCATGCAAAGCTACGAAACGTTCAGCATTCCCTGTGTCGTCATAACTGTAATATTTGTTCTTCACTTTTTTTACATCGTTGTCTAAAACGAATAATTGAAAATCATCATCCTGTGGTGCCGGACTGAATACATTTACACAGTCGGAAATTGCCTTGTTTAACGTTTCATCACCATATGTGGAGCTATTCTGTTTCCTATCCCATTTTTCACGATAGAGAGATGATTGACGAAAAATGTTATCCATTTTGCTATAATCACAAGCTGTCCAAAATGCTAAGTCGTTACAAAATGCCATGTCTGCTTCTGATTGCGATGTATAGAACTGTTCCCATCCACCATCCATAAATAACTTAAAACGCATACCATTTTTGCTGTTTTGAGCGATGCGGATCAATTCTGATTCTGTTAAATTATTGCCATCGTTACTTTCGTATGTTTTAGTAGGTTTCGGCTCACTTGTTGCAATGTACTTATTGTGCAAATAATTAATTTTTCCATAATCCGTATCATCTGCAATGCGTGTGTAACCGCCTATGCTGTTACCCGTAACCGTAAAAAATCTACCTGTGTCGTATAACTCAGTGTTTCCTTTTCTGCGCCCGTTCGGTGGTAGTTTTCCCTTGATAATAATGTGGATGCCGTTACCGCTTGGTGATATTTCTGCATAG